CAGCCAATTCTTTAATTCGTTCATTCATTTCTTTTCCTGATTGATAGGGGTCCAACCAAACCTTGCCCATGTGCGTTGGACGTCAGTGTTAGCTGCCGGGTAATAAATGAATCTCGGGTCTCCCAGCGGGATGCTAGGGATAGAGCGGGACTGATAAGGGATATCGTGGAGCATGTTAGAAGTCCTCTCCCCAAGCCCAGAGTCCGATACCGAACCCGAGCGTACCGCCCAAGCCGATAGCTGTAATCATGTTATCGCCAGCCACTACGCCGCCTAGTCCGATACCAAAAAGACAGATAAACGCACATTGAATAAATAACTTCATGAGATCACTCCGATAAATGCCCTAGAAGGGCTATAAATGCCCCTGTACGGGGCTAACGATAGGCAGGCAAGGCTACCCTACCTGCTAGGTCTGATAATTGATTCTAGGCCCGTTTGAAGGTTCTTTCTTTACGGGCTAGGTAGTTGCATCGGGCGATGGCGATGGATAAACCGTCATCGTCATGCGAGTAGGCGCTGTCGGTAACCGAATGGGTGATGCCAGCGGCTAAAACTTCATATGATCGTTTCGTGTCTAAAACCCAATACGATCCGTTTTCATGCTTGATCTGTGATTCTTGATACATTTTGATTCTCTGATGTTGGAATGATTGTCAGTAGCCGGTACTCCCCGTTTGGGAGAATTCCGACCACTTCTAACCCGTCAGGGGTTCTAGTGATCTGCCACCCAACACAATCATTGTCGAGTAGCAAGTCGAGTAGGTCGTGCACGTTCACGATTGCTCTGACTCTCTTTCGTGTTCCGTGATCATGTTATTTGCAATCTCCCACCAATCAACATCAGAAAGAAATGCCAGAGCGTAATCTTTAGCCAATCCTTCAGTTGAAGATTGATCAATAAGATCCTCTGCCAATGCTTTTAAAGAGTCTTTTAATTCACTGAAAGCAACAAGAGAATTGCCGCAAACATCTTCGACAGTCATGCCGTCGAATATCTCAAGATTGACGCGCCATGTAGCGTAATTAGTCCAGCCGTTGTATTTGCTCATGATTGACTCCTAAATTGATATGAATACGCTCGTCAGTGCCGGATTCACCGGCAGACCCTCTTACGAGGGTTTCGCGTTATTCGGCAGATACAGCAGACCTGGAATTCAAGAATGGATAGAGGTCTGTGTGGTGAATTGTGATTTTCTTGTTGTCCACAATTACTGAAATGTAACCACCGTACAGATTCGATGGTGATGCCCGATAGCCAGCCTTATGCAAGCGATCAATTGCGATTTCAAGAAGTGTTTTCATGTGATTCCCCTAGATTGATAAAATACGATACCGGAACAATGTCCGACCATGCCCACCGTGATGAGCATGATCTGAAATTGTCAGTGAAACTTAATGCCTGATTGATTCAGTACTTTTAGTTTGTCAATGTTTCCCCCAAAGACTGCATCCTGAAAGAAACTAATAGCTGAAAGAGAAGTACGCGGAACACGCTTCCCTCCATTCTCAAGACCCAAACACCACTCGACGAAATGCGACTCTGCCGCAAGACCAGACACCGGAGCACCGTTAAGATAGATTGTCATGATCATCCCTTGATAACTGATTGCATAATTCAGAACTAAATCTGTCCTGTACTGATATTTGATCACAAAATTCACTTCAGATGTTCCATTCTCTCTTTTTTTTTCTAGGTACTTTCCCTAATGTATATCCATACAGTACACATGATCATGTGATCATGTATATCTATAATAATGTAGTGTGTGTCATGTGTGAGTTAGTGTCGATCACGATGGGGACAGTTTGAAGGGGGGTCCACTTCTCTCGCCCGATCACTTTTGCCAAACCTATCGGTTTTTCCGATAACGCTCCGGGGACTCTCTCATGGTCCCTTTACGGGTTCCCACTTGCAAGAATCCTTGCACATTCTCTGCGTCTAGCTGCCTGTCCGATGCCTGTCTGCAGCCGTCTGGAATGGGCTGGGGCGCCTGCATCGGTGCCGTGCTATCCTCACCCCGTGCTCAGGCCCAGTCAATGGGTCATGACTCCCGTGTAGGCGTGCCCCCAACCGTTCTCCCCCCATAGAAATTTTCATGTTAGAGGTTAACTATGAAACCTAATAAAGATGCAGATGTGATTGGAGCAATGTTGTGGGAAAGGACAAAAAAAGAATATCCTTACCTTGCTGACAAAGAGTTGCAATTCAAGTATTCACCTGACAAAGATCCAAGAGGGTGGTTAGAATTCTTTGATCCTGAAGAAACTGGATCACCAGAATCTCCAAGACCTAAAGAATTTGTAATGGGTAAGCCTGGTGTTCAGGTATTTAATACTAAGACCAAGCCTTTAGATATATTGGCAGACTATGTTAGTCACTATGGTGTAAAGGTTGATCCAATACTGTCTAGTGCTTATCAACAGTTTTCTCAATCTTTGACTCCTAGACAAAAACAAATACTGAAAAATCAATACGAGTACTATCAAAAAGATCCTAAGTTTAAAGAAAACAGGCCGTATGAAGACTGGGAAGAGATCAGTGGTTTACCTGGTTACTTCAGAGGTTACACATTCAACCAGTGGAAAAAAGGACAAGGAGAGTACACTCCTGAACAACTGAAGAATCTAGACCAAGTACGAAAGTATTTGAATATTAAGTAACGCTTTTCCCCCCATAGAAAAATCCATGTCATTCAATCTAAATCAATTCTACAAGTTCTGTTCTGAGTTAAAGATAGAGACTAAGGAGCAGGGATTAAGGAAGATGGATAAGTTATTAGGTACTCAGACATATATTATGGATGAGATATCTAAGGGATTAAAAGAAGATATCCATTTCTTTGTTATATTAAAAGGTAGACAGTTAGGTATAACTACTATTTCATTAGCATTAGATCTTTATTGGCATTTTGTTCATCCTGGATTACAGGGAACATTGACGACTGATACAGAAGAGAATAGGGATATGTTTAGGAGTACGTTATCCATGTATATGGATGGGTTACCTAAAGAGTATCGGATTCCTATGATTGCTCATAATCGGAATCATTTGTCATTAAGGAATCGAAGCAGGTTGTTTTACCAGGTTGCTGGACTTAGGTCGAAAGGGTCTTTGGGGCGTGGTAAGGCGATAACGTACTTGCACGGGACTGAGACAAGTAGTTGGGGTGATGAGGAGGGGTTAGCAAGTTTGCTGGCTTCTCTTGCCGAGACAAATCCGCAGAGGTTGTACTTGTTTGAGAGTACGGCGAGGGGTTTTAACATGTTCCACGACATGTACAAGACGGCTAAGAGGGCCAGGACGCAGAGGGCTATTTTCTGTGGGTGGTGGAGGAATGAGTTGTATTCGGTGGAGGCTGACTCTGCGGTGTACAAGGTGTACTGGGATGGGAAGTTAAAGGGTGAAGAGAAGGAGTGGGTCAAAGATATTAAGAGTCTGTACGGTGTTGAGATCAACAGTCGGCAGATGGCTTGGTGGCGGTGGAAGTTGTCGGAGGGGATTAAAGACGATGCGTTGATGTATCAGGAGTTTCCTCCTACTGAAGACTACGCATTCGTGATGACTGGGACTTCTTTCTTCTCAAATTCCCGGTGTACAGATGCTGCCAAGGTTGCCAAGAACACAAATCCAGAGTGTTTCCGGTATGTGTTTGGGGCGATGTTCCAAGACACGGATGTTTTGAAGTCTACGGAGAAGTTAGCCACGTTGAAGGTCTGGGAGCAGCCTATAGACACGGCTTACTACGTTATTGGTGCAGACCCTGCGTATGGGTCTTCTGACTGGGCTGACAGGTTTTCCATCCAGGTGTTTAGGGTTTATGCGGATGGGATGGAGCAGGTAGCTGAGTTTGCTACCAGTGAGATGAATACCTACCAGTTTGCGTGGGTGATCGCTCACCTTGCCGGGGCTTATAAGAATTCCACTTTGAACTTAGAGGTGAATGGTCCTGGTCAGGCCGTGATCAATGAGATGCGTAACCTCAAGAGGTTGGCTTCTGCTCAGGCTGGTGGGGCTGGTAGGAACTTGCTAGACGTTTTGGGTTCTATGCAGAACTACATCTGGCGCAGGAACGATACGATGGGTGGGTTATCTAACTCTATTGGGTTCTTGACCACGAGTCAGACCAAGGAGAGGATGCTTACCTACATGAAAGACTACTTTGAACGTGGTCTTATGAGCATCAAGTCTATGGACCTTCTGGAAGAGATGAAGGGAATTGTTAGGGAAGGTGGGTTTATTGGTGCACCTGGGCGCGGCAA